TCTTAATTTTAGCTATGTTTAAACCTGTCTTAGTTAATTCAGGAACAGAACTGATTAATCTACATTGATTAAGAACTTTTAACTCTTCTCTTGTTACGCAAATTAAATTTTCTATGCTTAAATTGCTTCTATCACCATCAACAAAGATAATTACAGACCCTCTTGGAATCTTCTTTTTATGATGTTCTTCCCATACAATTCTATGTTTAAAAGCCCACCTTTTCCACATACCACCTTCATTAGAAATTTTTATGAGTGTATAACCTTCTGCATTAATTCTTTCACTTCCAATTGGTTTCCAATTCTTCGGCTTACTCCCTTTTTTGAAAGAAGTTTTGTTAGCTCCCGCATAACCTTTCTTTCCCTTATTCCAAGGGATAGAGCCTTTCTTAAACTGCCCTAGAGTTCCAGTGTGGATTTTCTTTCTACTAAGAAGACCTTTCATTGTTTCTACAGTTGTGTCTAAATTAAACTTATTGTTGAAAAGCTCCGTTATTTCTTTATATGTTTTCCCTGGAGTAACTTCTTTCAAAAATTCAATCATTTCATCAGTGTATTTTTTCATATTCTATCCCTCTAGCATTTTAGGTAGTTTAGCTGTTGCATCCAACATGTCGTCTTTAAACTTAGCTGCTTTAAGAGCTAACTCACCGTTACTAATAATTACAGTTGCGAGTTTTATCATAGTTTCGCTCCTACTAATTTCCTTCTCTAACTCTTCTTCTGAAATATTTTCTTTACTAAGTTTATCCATTTGTTCAAATAATTTTGAGTTTAGATCTAATAGATTATTACTCATTTTTTCCCTCCTATATTTTCAGTTTCCTCAGCTTCTTTCTTTTCTTTATATANTTGCTTCTCGCATACAGCACTACAGTATTTAACTCTTTTGTCTTTAAAATCAGTAACATAGACATGTATTCCACAATAAGCACAAACAAACTCACGTGGGCAGTCTACATTATCATAAAATTGATTAACTTTTATTCCCACACTTAATCACCTACATACATTCCATCTCTATAAGAAATTAAATTTGGCATTTGCACTGTTTTTTCAGGCGCTTTTAAATCTATGAAATTTAAAACTGTCGCATATCCTCTAGCCAATCTCACATCTATGATAAAATCATTTCCTTTTATAATTAATCCAGGATCTATAAGTTCTCTAGTTGGATCATAATTTATATTGGCTGCACACTTATAGAAGTTGTAAGTATCTATTCTATATTTGCCTTTAATAAAAACCTCTGTTACATCAGCATAACTTCTATTATTGTTTTGAAGTTCACTCAACACGAAATTGAGTAAATTAATAGTGATCATATTTCCTCCTTGAATTTTTAATGAATTCGAGATATAATTTAGGTGAAATATTACCTAAATATTTTCTCTTAAACATCTGTACAACTTTGGTCGGGAGTAGCAGATGTTTTTTCTTTTTTATAACTTTTCCCATTTAGAAAATTTAACCAATGTGCCTTTATTATTAAGTAAGCTCCTCTTTCATTTTCTTCATTTTTCTTTTTGTAGATACAGCCAGGAACCTCATTAGCACGAATTAGACAATAAACATCATCTTTATTTAATTCTCCACCTGATAGAGCTACTGCTTCATCTACTGTTATTTTGTAATTTGCCATTTTCCCTCCTTTAATTAACTCTTGTACATAATTGAGTAACTATGTCTTGACACTTATTTTCATAGAATGGATAATTGTAATATTTTTTATCCTTCATTTTAAATATTATGAATTTTAGCTTAAGATTTACTTTGATTTCTGTATCAATAGAAGGAATTACACCTTTAACATTGTCACTTTCTAATAATTCAACCCAACCAAAGAATTCATTTGTATCTTCGTCTATAAGAATACAAATTTTATGGTTTCTAAACGAGCTTTTTATATACCTATAATGATCATCTACTTCTACTTCTACCATTGAGAAATCCTCCCTTTTAAAATAAATCTCCAAAATCATATAACTCTATGTATTTGTTGTATAACCTCCATATTAAACTGATTAACCATTTTATTTTGTATCTAACTACATTTTTAAAAGATATTCTTGCAAAAGTTTTAGTTTCATTGATTTTCATTATTAGCCTCCATTTTTTGATATGCTTCCATTACTACTACTACATTTTTTAATTTTGCAGTAGCAGGAAACGGTATTATTTTTATCAATCTTAAAAATTCATTTCTATGTATTCCCATCATTTCCCTCCTTTTCCTTTTATCCTCTACTTGTGATATAATTTAAGAAAATTATTGTGAGGTGTTTGTTATGTTGTCTAATTTCCTTATTTTATTTTTATGTATTTTCTTTTATACCCTTTTAAAAAATTGTTATTGTTTTTATAGAGTTAATAAAATACATTCATATTTTTTAACAGTAATGACAGACAAGCCAAATAAATTAGCTTTTGAAACTAAAGATGAAATTCTTAAATTATTTAAAGATGCTGGTGTAGAAGATAGTCTCATCCCTATAACTCAACCTATGGGTTATGGACGGTTAGCCCAATTTAACGCTTCTGCATTTAAAGCATATCCTTCTCCTTTAAATATTTTCGTTGGAGTAGAACTAAAGATGTTTGACTATGCTTTAGGGGTTTATAAAAATAGAATAAAAAGATGTTTTAGTCCATTTCATTGGATAGATATGGTCATTTTTTTACCTAGAACTATTTTCCAATATCTAGGTTTAAAAACAGATTCTATTTTTATAAGGCTTTCCAACTTAATTTACTGGTTATTTGGGATCTTTTTTGGACTTTTCCAAAGTGAATTCAAGACTTTCATCCTCAGCCACCTTCCAAAGAATTTTCTTAATTTCCATTAATTCTTTGGATATGCTTATTTGTATTGTTATTAATATGCTATAACTTATTATTAAAACTATTAATATTGTTCCACCCATTCGATCACTCCTTTCTTTTTGTTGATTTTTCTTTAATAAAAAGATATAATTTTATAAAATATTTTTAGAAAGGAAAACTTTCATGAAACTAGAACTAATATTGAGTATTGTTGGTGTTATAACAGGTTCATTAGCTTTAGCTATTGATTTCTTTAATTACAAATTTTATTTGCCAAAATTAATTATTAAGCCATTAAGAAATTCTTATACAATAAATTCTAAAGATATTCCAAATCTTGCATTTAACACTACTAAAATAGCAGTTATCTCAGTTAAAATCAGTAATTCTTCTGCTCATCCCATAACTATCGATGAAGTTTATGTAGATAATTCACCAAAAAATAAACATTACAACGACTTAAAATTTAAAGTTCCTCAAATAATGATTAGTGAAGAAGAAAATTCTAAAACCTTTACCTCTCTATCTCCTGAAAATATTGCTACTATTCCATTAAGAATTGAACCTTTTGATTCTCAATATGTTAGTTTTCGTCTTCCTTTTTTTAATAATACTAATCCTTCTTTTAAACTTGTTTTAGTAACTCCAAGAAAGAATTATTCTGTGAAGGTAAAGTTATTAGAATACCATGAACTAATTCAGTCTTCTCGTCATAAACATCAAGAAGAATAGTTATTTTTTTGATTTTTTGATTCTCAGTTATAAAATTTTTATTAATAATTTCTACTATTTCTTCCATACTCCTCCTTTCTTTTTTTGTTTACTTTAAGTGTCTAAAAAGTTTAAAAAAATATTTTTTCTCTTTCTTTTTCATTAAGATTTAAAAGTTCAGATATTTTTTTAACTTCTGAAACCTTAAATTCATTTTCTCCATTTACTTTTTTTCTCATTCCGAAAGGACTCAAATTCAATTGTTTAGCAATCCAATTAAAACGATATCCACTCTCTTCAATTTTCTTCTTTAATAACTCTGTTTCAATCATAAGAAACCTCCTTTCTTTTTTTGTTTACTTTAAGTGTCTAACACAATATAACATACCGTTCTCTTAAAGTCAACATATTTTTTTAAAAAAATAAAAAAAAGTTGCTTTTTAGTGACTAATGTTATATAATTCAATTAATAAAAGCTAGGAGGTAAAATTTATGACACTTGGTGAAAAGGTTAAATTGAAAAGAGAAGAATTAAATCTTTCGCAAGAAGAATTAGCTGAAAAAATGAATTACAAATCAAAAACATCTATACATAAAATAGAGGTTGGAATTACTGATCTTCCTTTATCAAAAGTAAAAGAATTAGCTGCTGTTTTAAAAACAACACCAGCTTATTTGATGGGGTGGGAAGAAGATAAATCACAAGAAAAAGAAAATAATATTTTTTCTAAATTAACAGATGAAGAATTAGCAAAATTAGAAAAATTTAAAAATATGTCAACAGTTATGTTTATGAATGAGGGTAATGATATTTCTGAAGAAGATAAAGAAACTTTAGCAACAGCTTATGCAGAAGTATTAATTTCACAAAGGAAGAAGTGATGTGTAATGACTACAAAGTCTATAATAAATACTGCTCTAAAACTTCGTAAAGAATATGGTAATATATACAATTTAATAAAAGATAAAGGAATTATATTAAAGTATGTAGATTTAGATAGTAGTATTAGGGGTTTATCAGTTGATAATGTTATTTTTATCAATTCAAGTATTTCAAATTTTGAGAAAGAATTTGTTATAGCTCATGAGGTTGGGCATTATGAATTTCATGATGATTCTATAAGGCAATTTAGTAAGATTGAAGCATTTAAAGGATCAAGAGAAGAAACCCAAGCAAATTTATTTGCTACTATATTTTTACAGGCAAAATATAAAGATTGTGATAATAATGATGAGATTCAGAAAATCATTAATTATGTTTGGTGTAATTACTTAAATTTGTATGAATAAAGGAGGAGGGAGCTTATGAATGTAAAAGTTGTTCGTGGACAAGGAGAAGAACTCGATGATATTAAACATAAAGATTTTTATGAAGAATTAAAGAAAATAGATATTCCTCAAGTGACTATAAAATATGAAGAAATTAAATTCTGTTACATGGATTATGAAGAAATTTGCATAGTAAATTTTTATTCAGAACCACAAAAATCTGGATATGGAACTAAAGCAATGCTAGAAATTCTAAAAATTGCAGATAAGTATAAATTTGTTCTTTCTTTAACTCCTAGTACTGATCTCGGTAAAACTGAAGTTTCAAGATTTTGGAGAAAACTTGGTTTTGGTGAAGAACCAATAGATTTGGAAAATACAATTTATTTAAGATATTATGAAGGATATGAAAGAAAAAATCAAAATGAAGCTAGTAACAAAAAAGAAAATGATGAAAAAACTTTTTTAGAAAAAATTAAAACATTTTTCAAATAAACTACATACATTTTTAAGGAGAGGTGATTAAATGAGTAAATTATATAAAGTTATAAAACTACTTTCAGATAATTCTTTAATTGTTGATTATGGTAGAAATGATGGGGCTTATGAAGGAGAAGATTTAAGAATTTTTACACCAGGTGAAGATGTTGTTTTTCAAGGGACTAACTATGGAACTTTAGATTCGATAAAAGCGGATATAGAAATTGTATCAGTATTTCCAAAATTTTCAGTCTGTCAAAAAATAAGTAGAAAAATAGTAAAAAGTTTTAATCTTAGTAATTATCTCACTAGAGAAATTGAAGAAGTTCAAAAATTAAATATGAACAAAGAAGAAATTTCAAATACTTTTTATAGGGATACCAGTCCCATTAGGTTAGGGGATCTTGTTAAAATTTTAAAATAAAGTATTGCGTATTTAAAAAAAATATGATACCATAAATGTACTAAGATTACTTTGCCGCTACCAAGGGTAGGCACTAATATAGTGTTCAGGCTATCGTCCAGTACATTTGAATGTGCTGGATTTTTTATTTTTTAGGAGGACTTTTATGCCTTATGATAAGCCTTTTAAAACCTATGATGAGCAACATCAGAAACTGGTTTCAGATTATAAAATAACATCTATTGATAAGGATTTTGAAATAGAGATACTTAAAACTTTTTCTTATTATAATATTATTAATGGATATAAAGAAATATTTATGAGTAATAATGTTTTTAAAAATGGTACTACATTTTTAGATATAATTGAACTGTCTATTCATGAAAAATATTTTCTTACAGTTCTATTTAAATATAGTACTTATGTTGAAGAATTTTTCAAAGTAAAGTTAGCATATTCAGTTAGTAAAAATAATACAGAAAACCATTTAGAATATTTAAAAGCTAAATATTATCTTATTCCTAAAAAGAGACGTGCTAAATTTAAAAGTACTGTCAATAAAATTAAAGAATCTTTTAATACAAAAGACCAGCCAACAAGGCATTATATAGATAACCATAATCATATCCCGCCATGGATTTTATTTAAAAATGTATACTTTAATAATGCTATTGATTTATTTACGTTTTTAAAACCCTCTATGGAAAAAGAGATTTTAGATGATTATAGCTTATTTACTAATCTCAATGTGATATTAGATTTGAAATCTAAAAACTTTAAAAAAATGTTAACTATAGTTAGAAAATTTAGAAATAAAATAGCTCATAATTCAAAAGTTTTTAATTATAGAGTAGATCCAAATGATGAAATTATTCACCATGAAATACAAGGAATTCTTCCAGCTTATTTTTTAAGTTTTAAAGATATAAATAATGGAATTGGTCGAACAGATTTATTTGCAATGATATTTTCTATTATAGTGCTATTAGATAACAAGTTTTTAAGAAATTTATTTTTACAAGAATTAAAAATTTCTATTACCAATATAAAGCAGATTAAATATGGAGATACATATTTAAGTGTAGCAAATTTCCCTTTAGATATTGAAGATAGAATAGATTCCATGATTAATCTTTTTAAAATAAATTAATAAAAAAATACCCCTCTCGAGTTCGTAACTCTAAGGGGGTTAAAAAGAGTGTGTCCTCTTTTTTGTTCATCCACACAAATTATAGCACACTCTATTTAAGTACGTCAAATTAAAAGGAGTGTGATTTTTTTTTATGAGAGCAGCAAATGGAATGGGGACTGTTTTTAAACTATCTGGAAACAGAAGAAAGCCTTGGGCTTTATTAGGTCCTAAATATTTTAGTGAAGAAGAAAAGAGATATAAGAGAGATTTTATAGCTTGTTTTAAAACTCAAAAAGAAGCTGAGACTTATAAACTAGCTTTATTTACAAATAATCTTGAAATGTTAGAAAATACTGATGTAAAAATCACTAAGAAAAAAGAAAAAGGAATAACATTTGAAGAGTTGTATAGGTTATGGATTAAGTCTAAGGAAGATGTTAAACCAGGAACAAAATCAAACTATGAAACTAATTTTAAAAGAAGTAAAAAGTTATATGGTTTAGAGATAGCTAAAATCAATGGTATTATGTTACAAAACATTTTTTATAGTTTAGATCTAACTAATAGTACATTAAGATTATTAAGAAGTTTCTGGTCTAATATTTGGGATTTTGCAATTCTAAATGATATGGCAACTAAGAATTATGCTAAGTTTTTAAAATTACCAGTTCAGGAAAAAGGTAATAAAACTGGAGATAGAGAAAGACCAATTAGTAAAGAAGAATTACAAATATTATGGAATAACTTATATAATTATGATGTTGACAAATATAAGATAATAGATATGGTTTTGATTCTGTGTTATACAGGATTGAGAATAGGAGAACTATTAAAAGTAAATAGAAAGAACATCTATTTAAAAGATTTTTATTTTGAAGTAGAAGTATCTAAGAGCAAGGCTGGAATAAGAAAAGTTCCAATAGCAGATAAAATATTAGAACTCTTTAAGAACAGATATTTTAGTAAGGATAAATATTTATGGCAAAGGTTAGATGGAATTGAGTATGATTATGATTCTTTTGATAATCATTTCAGAATATTGTTTAGAGATATGGGCTTATCATATCACAGCTTACATGATACTAGACATACATTCGCAAGTCTATTATCAGATACTGTAGCAGATAAAGATGCAATTATAAAAATGATAGGACATTCTAGTTATAAAACTACATCTGAGGTTTATGTACATAAGAATCTCAAGAAGTTAAAAGAAGCTGTTGATGAAATATAAAATTACAGTATATAAAATATATAGTTATCATTAAAGTGTTTGCACTTTGTTAACATCTAATTCAAGCTAATCCAATTTATCCTACACTTAAATTTTGAATTAATGGTATTTAGCACTATTTAAAAATAGTATTTTAAAAATAGTTTAATTTCTACAAAAAAGCC